TAGGCCGTTAGCTTAGCTAACAGACTAGTGCCCGGGCTTAAGTGCCACACCCGTGTTATTAGACACGGAGATCAGGGGCTGCTAACCTCTGACTCAACTCTCCTTTAGGAGAGAGGGTCAGGCTAAACAGCTTGATCCACTCTACCATCCATAGGGAGACTAGACGTGTCGCCAGGTTACACACGTAAGCGGAGTTCTTGGGCTCCGCATCAGCTCCAAGAGGTGCAATACACCTCTGGTCTGAAGCAACCCAATAACAAGAACGCTCAGTGGGGAACCAGCGAGCAGATAACCGGTCACGGTCACCCATGGCCTCCTCCTAAGAGGAGTCGTGGTGCTTTCCGTGATGTCGGTGGATCCATGTCACTGACCCGCTATGCGGTTCAGGTTCATGGTCAACACGTCAAACAAGAAATTGGCGTGTTTGGATCTCCTGGTTATAATTCGTACCAAGGGTACATGGTACCCGACGTACATATTAGAACTGGGACGATCATCCAACCGACTCTGCCTGCCTTCATCCCTAACACAACGTTAGTGGCTAAAGGCGTGCAGGGCTGGAACCGATTTAAACCTACCCATCAGGGTGGTTCGCTCGGTCAAGCCATCGGTGAACTGCGTGAAGGCTTTCCGATTAAGCCGCAACAGATTATGCGTCTCCGCGAAGCTGCCAAGAGCTTAAAGCATCTTGGCCGTTCCGTTGGTGACGCTCATCTTGGTGCGGTCTTCGGAGTCCTTCCCATTATCTCCGATATTAAGGACCTTGTTCACAATGTCCGTAATCTTGATAAGAATATCAAGCAGCTCGCCCGTGATAACGGTCGAACTGTTCGGAGGAATGGACGCGTCGATGTCTCAGAAAGCCATAGTGATTCTTATACAGAGGGTAGTGGACAAAACTCGTTCATCTATCCTCCGATTCACGTTGGCCTCTGGGCGACCGGGACTAAGTCCAAGAAGTGGACGTCCGTTAGTACCAACACAGAGTATCGCTTTTCTGGTAGGTTTCGGTACTGGATTGACCCTGCCCGAATGGGCTATAAAGGCATTCCTGACCGTTACTCATTCCAGCTTGAGCGTATACTCTTTGGGTTGGATCCTAGCGATCCGTCTCTTTATTATGAGCTTATGCCCTGGTCATGGTTAATAGACTGGGTGGTCCCAGTGGGACCTATGTTGGAGAATTTCTTCAACGACAGTCTTGATAACCTTGTCGCCGACTATGCGTACATCAGCTGCCATTCACGGTCAGTTGAAGACGTCAAAGTCGAGTCCCTGTTAAGGGACGGGACACTCGTAGCCCTTCATTCGTTAAAAACGACTGAAGTAAAACAACGAGTAGCCGCGAACCCCTATGGATTTGGCATCGATTTCTCGGGCCTTAGCACGAGAAAGCTTGCCATTCTTGCCTCTCTGGGACTCACTAAGCTCAATTCTAATTGAGATAGGAATAACCCCTTTGAGGCCACTCTTTGTGTGTCAACTTCTCAAGGAATCGTGCCATGCTGGCAGACCCTCAATCAGTGACCATCAACGCGGTTGCGAATTCGCTTCCCGCTGTTGCCCGTGGCACTAACAGTTCCACCTATCAGAAAGATGATGGAACCGTAAAGCTCTCGATTTCCCATCAATATGGGAAGCGAGTGCGTCGGACCTCGCGCTTGGATTTCTCCAAGATCGTGGCCGACCCGCTGGTGCCGGCTCAAAACCAAAAGGTTTCGATGTCGACTTATCTCGTGATCGATCATCCCATTACTGGTTTGACGAACGCTGAGATTAAGCAAGTCGTGGATGGCCTTACGGCTTACCTGACTGCTTCCTCGGGTGCCAAGGTGACCAGCATTGTCGGTGGCGAGTCCTAAGACAACGGATTAACCCTCGTCAGAGGATTCTTCCAATGTCGGAAGATCTCTACACCTTCATTGTTGGTACGGTGCCGTTCGTTGTCATTGCCATGCTACTTCTTGTAAGCATGGTTCGACGGCGTAACGACTGAACTCCACACTGAGTGGGTCACACATGGCTATGGAGATCCTAACTGTGTCAAACATGACTCAGCACGATCTGAAAAGCCAGATGCGACTACTTGAGTGTGTGCTTGCTGATGCAAGCACATGGTGTAGCACTAGCACCACCCGCGATTTTAACACGATCGCGAGACGTGTCAAACACGAAGGGTTTTCGTTTCTAACGATTACCCTGCCATCCTTTTGTCAAGACTTCGAAAGAAGTCTCGCAAATGGATGTGTAGACCCATCTTTCTTCTGTGGTTTTCACAGGAAAGGAGCTCTCCCCGTATTTCTACGAGGTTTGCTCGGTCAAGTGTTTGATGCTAGTGCGGGAGTCCTACTCGATGAGGTCAATCCCTTGGCAGTTCATGCAGTTCGTCAGATCTGCTTACTGCACAAGAAGGTTCTCCTCGATTGTTCTGACGAACGTATAAGGAGATCCTATGATAACTTCATCGAGACAGACAAATCCGTCCGATCTTGGGAAGATTCTCATCCATACCTCGGACAATGTCCGAGCGCGGTTGAAGAGTCTTCTCGAGATGCCCGTGATTCTGCGACTCCCGACTCCGTATTTGAACAATACGGAGCTGACGATCGCAGATCTTGTGACCATGCAGTTGTTTGTGTGCATGGGTCAAGTCGAGGCCATAATGCCCCTCTGGAGCTTGAAACATTTAGAACTGTTTCAAGACTGCTTTGGGGACAGCTCTTTAGTGCCGAATCTTTTAGAATCGACACTGATCGAGTTGTGCCAAGACACGGTCCTGGTGCAACTGCTGAGCGACTTTCTGCTAACAGAAGGTATGCTCAACTCCAGTGGCACCAGCGGTTGGATGAGTGGTTCCCAGCTTCAGAGTTTCTTCTCCCTAACTATGGGTTTGGAAACGAACTGAGCGAGATCCAACTCGTCTCCCCGGAACATGAACTGCCCGTTCGGGTAGTTGCAGTTCCTAAAACGCTGAAAGGCCCTCGTATTATCGCGATTGAACCTGCCTGTATGCAATATACACAGCAGGCTCTTCTCGAAATACTTGTCAAGCGCTTGGAACGTTACCGCTTTACGGCGCGTAACATTAATTTCACTGATCAAACAGTGAACCAGAGGCTTGCGCTAGAGTCTTCAATAGATGGCAGCTTAGCTACTATCGATTTGAAAGATGCTAGCGACCGCGTTTCAGCCCGTCTCGTATGGGATATGCTTGCTTCACAACCTCACTTTCGTGATCTTGTGTTTGCTTGCCGTTCCCTAAGGGCGGACGTTCCTGGTTCTGGCATTCATGCCCTCTCCAGGTTCGCGTCTATGGGGTCCGCTCTCTGTTTTCCCATTGAGGCAATGGTATTCTATACCATTTGCGTCTCTGCGATTATTAGAGAGCAAGGTCTCCCGCTTACTGTCAAATCACTCTTAAGAGTGAAAGACAGTGTGCGTGTCTACGGTGACGATATCATTGTCCCCGTAGAATATGTGCCATCTGTTGTTAGTGAGCTCGAATGGTTTAACCTTCGAGTAAACACCAACAAGACTTTCTCAACTGGTAAGTTCAGAGAGTCTTGCGGGTTGGACGCCTACGACGGTATCCCGGTTACACCGGTGTACTGTCGTCAGGTGCTACCTCGCAACAGACGTAACGCCACAGAGCTCGTATCAGCCATCTCTCTAGCTAACCAGTTTTACAAAGCTGGCTACTGGGAGACTGCTGCTTACTTGCGCTCCGTGATTGGTCGTCTTGCGAACGTACCACACGTAGCGGAAAACTCTGCCATCTTAGGTTGGCACTCGTATGTTCATTTATACGAGGTCCAGTCTTGGGATAAGCATCTACATCGCTGGCTTGTAAAAGGCAACGTTGTAGACACCAAGATCAGGAAAGATCCATTAGATGGATATCCTGCCTTGATGAAGTTCTTCTTAAAGCGTGGTAAGGAACCTTATCATGATGAGAAGCACTTGGAGCGTTATGGACGCCCCTTGACCGTCTACACCAAGTCAAGGTGGGCTGTCCCCTACTAGTAGGAGGACAGAGGTTCTGCATTCGTCTTATCAACTTAATCGTTGATCTGCCGATAAGCAGATTAGGAG